GATTCAAGCAGCGAATAAAGCAAGAGCGGGTTTTGTACAGAAAGAGTACACTAAACTTGCAGAAGCCTTACCTGAGTGGAGCGATAAAAACTCTACTATTAAGACAGACATAAGAGATTATGCTACTTCAGTAGGCTTCTTAAAGGAAGAACTTGACCAACTAGCAGACCACCGTAGTGTTCTTATTCTAAAGAAAGCTATGGAGTTCGACAAGCTAAGTAAGAAGGTATCTCCCAAAAAGAAGAAAGTCAAGACCGTTCCCAAAGTCCAGAAGTCCGGAAGAGGTAATTCAAAAGAAGACGCAGCCAGCGAAGTAGCCACTAAAAAGCGTACACGGTTAAGGAAGTCAGGCAAACAACAAGATGCCGCTTCCGTCTTTTATGATATGCTATAGGAAGAACCTATGGCGCACAAATAGGAGGGCATTATGCCTACTAATTTCGAAACTTATGATGCAACAGCAATCCGCGAGGATTTGTCTGATGTAATTTACGACATCAGTCCAACGGATACTCCGTTCCTGTCTGGTATCACTGGCAAAGGCACAGTCTCTAATACATTCTTTGAATGGCAGACTGAAGCTTTGGCTGCTGCCTCTGGCACAAACAAGCACGCTGAAGGTGCTTCTGCTGGTACAGCTGCTACAACTGCAACAACACGTCTAGGTAACTACACACAAATCTCTAAGAAGGTTGTGGAAGTTACAGGCACTCAAGACACAGTAAACAATGCTGGCAAGAAGTCTGAGATGGCACACCAATTAGCTAAAGCTTCTAAAGAGCTTAAGCGTGATATGGAAACATCTCTTCTAGCTAACACTGCTTCTGCTGCTGGTTCTTCAGGTACTGCACGTACTACACGAGGAGCTGCAGACTTCATCTCTAGTAATGCTACAGATGCTTCTGCTGCTGCAATCACAGAGACTCAGGTTGTTGATACAGCCGAAGCTATCTGGAATGCAGGTGGTGATGCTTCAACTGTACTATTAGGTGCTACTAATAAGAAGTTGATTACAGCTATGTCTGGTAGAGCAGATGCAACTCGCTCAGTTACTGACGAGAATATGTCTATCTACAATGCAGTGGATGTATATGTATCTGACTTTGGTACATTCAACATCCAGCTTGACCGCTTCTGCGACCAAGACGTTGTGTACTTCTTACAGAGCGATATGTGGGAAGTGGATTACTTGCGTGATTTCCAGACAGTGGACATTGCTAAAGAAGGTGACTCTGATAAGAAGATGCTTCTTGTTGAGTACGGCCTACGCTGTGGTAACGAAGCTGCTAACGGTAAAATCTTTAACACTTCAGGTTAAACCTAACGACCACCCCGGGAAACTGGGGTGGTTTACTTTATGGCTATTAAATCAGACTTAATTGAAAACCTAGACGGCTCTCTTACTATTATATCTCATCAAGAAGATAAGATATTACAGTCAGTAGCAGGCGTTAATAAGAAAGATAAAGAAGCCCAAGGTAGGGGTACCTACAAGGGTGACTCACAGTTCTCACACCACGTGGCTAGAATTCCAATGATTGTTGTAGAGAAGATGATGAGAGATAAGGTTTGGGGAAACCAAGACCGTATGAAAGAATGGTTAAACAACCCAGAGAATTATATGTGGCGAACAACTAAAGGTAAACTATAATGGCCCTAAGTACATACTCAGAACTAAAGACAGCAGTAGCAGACTGGCTAAACCGTAGTGACTTAGCTACAAACATACCAGACTTCATCTCACTGGCAGAAGCAAGAGTCAGTAGAGACTTAAGAATTCGTGCTATGGAAACACGTAGTATAGCAACAACTACTTCCGGTAACAAGTATATTAACTTACCCGGTGGTTACTTACAGATGCGTAATATTCAACTAAACACAAACCCAACAACACCACTAGAGTTCATCTCATTAGAGATGTTAGACAGACTGTATGGCTCAGATGTCACAGGTAAGCCTAAGGCATACTCTATTGTAGGTGATGAACTACAGATAGCTCCTATCCCAGATGCTGCTTATACTATTGAGATGGCATACTACAGGAAGTTCACTAAGCTAGGTGATGGCACAGCCGGAACTGCAACATCCAACTACTTAACGACAGACGCACCCGATGTATTACTATATGGGGCTTTGCTTGAGGCAGAGCCTTTTCTACAGAATGATGAACGTATTGGTGTATGGCTAGCTGGTTATGAGTCTGCAATTAGTAGAATTACTAAGGCAGATGATATGGATAGACACTCTGGTTCTGTTATGAGGGTACGTAGTATATACTCAGGCGTAGAAGGCTAGTATGCAAAGTACTTGGTCAGTCAGTACAGACACTTGGACAAGTACAATACACACGTGGCCTAATGATACATACACTAGGTCAGCTGTATTGGCGGGTGACTTAGGTAAGACAACAGCTCAAACCTTAGTACTACCTGTTACTATTACTATACAGCAGTTACTACTCAATGAGCTGCACGATGAGGACAGAGAGTCCTCCACACTAGCCTCCTTGGGCGGTACTGTAGGTATGTCCTCAGTAGCAAACTGTGTGATTCCAGTTAGTTCATTATTGTCACAAAGTTCTGGTATAATAAGTAACGAAGTATGGTTTCTAGTTGGTTCTATCAGCCTAGATACTGTTGCTGGTTCTACCACAAGTAATAATACAATATATCTGAGCAGTGCTACTTTAAGTAATGCACTAGCCCAGTCGAACACAGAAGACCTGAGGATGTCCGTAAGCGGTACTTTAAGCTCTAACCTAGATAGTAGTACTGTGGTTAACTTAAACATCCCAGTAAGCATAATACAGAGCTTACAGGCTGGTCAGGTACATAATGTAAACTACCCAGAGTCAATCACATTGGCAGGAAACATATCTACCTCTTCTATTGGTAACTTCCTATGGAATGCTGAAGAAGAAGACACATCTGTTTGGGTAGAGCAGACTGAAGACAGTTCCCTTTGGACTGATATAGGTGAAGACACAACAACTTGGACAGATGAAGAATGATAGACGCAACAACAGAACTTAATATAACAGGAGTAAACAAAATGCTACAAGACGAGCAAGTAGGACTACAGTTATCCAACGTCTGGACAATGACTTGTCTTGACATTACTGGTAACATTAAATGGACAGAGACTAAGAAGAACCTTATTACAACAGAAGGTCTTAATCACATCCTTAACACACAGTTTACAGGAAGCACTGCGGTGAATCCTTGGTACATTGGACTTAAAGGTTCAGGCACACCAGCTGCATCAGATACTCTAGCATCACACGGTACGTGGTCAGAAGAGGCAGGCTATACAGGTAACAGAAAGGAATGGACAGAAGGTTCAGCCTCTGCTGGTAGTATGACAAACGCCTCTAGTGTAGACTTCTCTATTAATGGAACAGCCACAATTGCTGGAGCTTTCTTAGGCTCAGCTTCATCAGGTACTTCTGGTACTTTATATGGTGTTGTTGACTTTGGCTCAGCTAGGTCTGTACTGAGTGGAGATACATTACAGGTAACTGTAACAGTAACAGCAGCTTCTACATAGGAGTAACATATGGGGATTGAGACTTTCAATTACATTGACTCTCTAGATACAGCAAACCCAACAGCTACAGATAATGTTAGTGAAGGAGATGACCACTTACGTGGTATTAAGACAACACTTAAGAACTCCTTCCCTAATATTAATGCAGCAGTCACAGCCACAGATGAGGAACTAAACTTCACTGATGGTGTAACTAGCAACATTCAAACACAGATTGATGGGAAGACAACAGAGTCTTTTGTTAATACAGCGGTTTCAGACTTAGTAGACAGCTCACCAGCAGCCCTGAATACACTGAACGAACTGGCAGCAGCTCTTGGTGATGATGCTAACTTCTCGACAACAGTAACCAATTCAATTGCTACTAAGCTACCACTAGCAGGTGGCACACTTACTGGTGATTTAAGTCTTGGTGACAACGACAAGATTAAGCTGGGTGCTTCTGATGACTTACAGATATATCACGATGGTGCTAATAGCTATATTCAAGATGTAGGTACTGGTAATTTAATAATTTCCTCTGACTGGGCGGGTATTCGTTTACAAAGTAGCTCTGGTGAAAACCTTGCCCAATTCAATATAAATGATGCAGTAAAACTTTACTACGACAACTCTAAGAAACTAGAAACAACCTCTACTGGTATTGATGTTACTGGCACTGTAAACGCCAC